ATGGAGGTGAAAAGCGGGAGCGTGGTCGTGTCGGTTTACAAGTATTCGCGGAAGTTCAAGCGCCGGGACGGCACCTCTTACACCAAGGACGTTTACAGCGTAGGCTACACCACACCCTCTGGCGATCGGCGGGAGCAGTTCATGCGGCTGGCTTCCGCCAAAGAACGCGCGCGACTGGTCGCAGACCAACTTGCTGCCGGCGAGCCGGACGGCGCTCTCATGACGAAAGCGGACCGCTCCGAGCTCGATGCAGCTCGTGAACTTGCCGGCGATGCTGGCGTGCTCACTGCGCTTAAGGAATGGAAGGAGGCTCGAGAGCTGGCTGGCGTGGAGCTGGTCGCGGCCGCGCGAGCATGGGGGCGGAGGCAGACCAGCGTAAAACCTCTTCCAGTTCCAGAGGTGGTGAGACTCTTCCGAGAGGCCAAAGAGTCCGAAGGAGTGGACCTCGAAAACAGTTACAATGCAGTGCTGAACGCATTCGAGGCATTCTTCAAAACGCGCACGATCGACGACATTCACGCTCGAGAATTGACCGAGTGGCTTAAACGGCAGAAGGAGCCGGCGACTCGAAACACCTATCGCAAGCGCGTCGTCACTCTTTTTCGCTGGGCTCGCGACGAAGAATACCTGCCCCGTGACATGGTCACCGAAGCCGAGCGCACGAAGGCGACCAAGGAGAAAGCGCCAAGTCGGTCGCTGCTCACGCCCGCAACCATGCACCGGATACTCGACGGCATTGCCAAGGAACACACCTACTTGCCCGCGCTGGTAGTCTCAGCACTCGCCGGACTCCGCTCGAAGGAGGCGCACAAGCAGGATTGGAAGGATATCAATCTGGAAGAGAAATACCTCAACGTGACCGCGGCAAAGGAGGGCACGCCGGCTGACCGCTACGTTCCATTGTCCGACGCCGCAGTCGCCTGGCTCTCGACTATCCCGAAGAAGGATCGCGTCGGCCGGATTCACCCCTACACGACCGAGGTCTTCACGCTCATCCGGCGCTTCATCATAGAAAAACTGAATATCCCGCTGCCGAAAAACTGCTTCCGCAAGAGCTGGATTTCGCACCGGCTTGCCGTTCGCCGGGACATAGCAGCCGTCGCGCTTGAAGCCGGCCACACCGCACAGGTGGAGGTGAGAAACTATCTCGGCAAAGTCACCGAGAAGCAGGGTCCCGCGTGGTTCGCGATCTTCCCAGATTCCCCGCTGGCGTTCCCCACCCTCCACAATCGCGATTGGGCGAAACGCTCGTCGCATGCCGTCATGATGAAGCGTGCCTCGAAGTTTCCTCCGCCGGAGCGCGGCAGATGGATCAGCGGCGAAATCATGTGGAAGGACAGGCCGCGGAAGCCGTGGATCGTCGACCACGTCGATATGGTGCGCGTGAACGCGGTAGCCTCAGAAATCGGTGCCAGTGGCTAAAATCGACGGGGCATCGCTCAATTCTGCGGTAACTTCGCCCAACTGCCGCAACTCGCGGCAACTCCGCCTCGCCCGTAGCGTGGCTAGCGGCCGGTTTGTTGGGTGTCATGCAAGCACACCCGAACTCTGCTACCGATTCAAAATCGACGGCATTGCTCACAGCCGAACAGGTGAGCGAAAGGATCCTCGGCCGCCCGCTGAAGTCAAACACTGACCGGGTGGCGTTCTGGCGCGCCGTGCGCGCATTCCGTGTCCCCCACTTTCGCTTGGGACCTCGGACAATCAGGTTCGGTGAGTCCGATATTGCCGAATGGCTTGAGTCTAAGCGCGTCGGTGGAACCAAGCGGAGGGCGGCGTGAGCGTTTCCACAAACAACGCGGTGCCCGCGGAAGCCACTGCGGACGCGCTCCGCGAGGCGGTTGCCCACTTCAACACGCTGCCGCTCCACGACCATAACGGGCGCGCGGCCGCGCACCTCGAGGTGCAGCGCTTGCGGGAGAAGCTGGCAGAGGCCGGCGTTGAACCTCGGGAGGTCTGCTATGCCGGCGCCTGACCACTCTTCCCGGCTGAGCGCCACGCACCTGACGTTCAATCCACCGCTGGCGCTGCCAGACTACGCCGTAGCCGAGTGGGCCGAAATCATAAGCCAGATGCCGGCGGATCGGATCACGACGGCAAACGTCCCGATTATCGTAGCCGCGGCTCGCCTGATGGCGTGCCCCTCGATCGGTCACCCCCAGCCAGCCGCACTGCCTGCGGCTCGCCTGACAGCGTGCCCTTCGATCGGCCATCCGGAGCCAGCCGCACTGCCAGCCCTGCTCCACTTCCTAGGGGTCACGCCTGCCGGGTGTGGCGAGGTAGCATCGTCCCTTTATGCCATTCCATCGGAGGTCGCGACCACATGAGCGACACTCACCTAGAACGCCGATGCGCGATGCTGCGTGAGAAGTATTCACGCCGTGGCAGTCGCATGGATTCAAGCGACATCGCGATTGAGGAGGGCTGTAGTCGCGAAACCGCAGTGCGGATGATGAATCGCGGCGAGTTCGGCCAGATCTACGCCCGCAACAAGCGCGTGAAGTGGATCAGCGTTGAAGGCTACTGTGAATACCTCTCGGTCAAAACCGTGGTGATCAAGGCCTCGGCATGAACACCGCCATCACTTTCATCGGTGGAGTGATAATCGGCGCGCTCGTCGTGTTGCTGGTCGCAGCAGTGCGCGAGCGTCGCCTACTCCGTCGCCACGAGGCGGCTCTCCAGATGCACCGCGACCTATTCACGGGTTTGCTGACGCGCTACATTGAACTTCGCGCCTCGGCGGCTGGCCTGCTGAAGAAGCACGAAACAGAAGATCCTGTCGACTGGTGGCGAAAGGAGCCGCAATGACGCAGCCGCAACAGGACGACGCACTCGCGACGCTGAGCGGCCTCGACATGTCGGTCTGCATCACGGCGGGATCGTTCGCGGCGGCCGGCGCAACGAATGAAGAGGCTATCACGCGCGCACTCGATTTGTTTCATGCCTATCGGAGCGTCCGTGAATCCTACGACAGGAAGCGCTCCGAATCCACGGTGCGGCTTTCGCTGGAAGATTTGCGTGAGGAGTTTCGGCTCAGCGACCACCGGCAGATCAACCGCTACGTGAGCGCGCTTTGGCCGGACCGCGCGCTGGAAATCTGGACGCAGGCATTGAGCGGTGCGCCGTGCTTCACCGAAGCGCAGGCCACGGAAATCCGTTCCTATCGTGCGTCTCTCTTCGCAGCAAGGGCCAAGCGGCGCCGCGGCGGTCCAGAACATTCGGAAGCAATGTGTGCCCCCGATTCTGCGGTTTGTGCCACGCCCGTGCAATATGTCCGCGCCCCTGGGGCCGGCGCTGCGGTTTGTCGCGAATCGGAAGCAGCGGCGAGGCAGCGGCAAAAAATGCCGTGATACCCTGTCCGGACAAAATTCAAATCCGATGAACCAATCTGAAAAATTGAAAGAGGAGCTGGCGGCGCTCGAGCGGTTGCTCGAGTTGAGCCGGAAGCAGCCGGAAGCCGTTGCGAAGATCCATGAGATGGAGGGTCAATACCGACAGACCCTCGCTCAACGGCACCGCTGGCAGAAGGAACACGCCGAGCTGAAGTGCGCCTGCGAGCAGCTGCGTAAGACGGTCAAAGCGATGCCCGATGTGGCGACTGCGCGCGACCTGTCCTTCGACCGAATCGCGCCGTTTGCCAAAGGCGTCACCCCAGGCGCGGCCGCCGCCCTAAGGTTCTTTGACCAGCAGACCGAAGCGCTTCGCGACTTTTCCCGGACGGGCGCGCAACGAGTCGCCGCGAGTGAAGCGCGCGTTCGCCGCGCCAAACTGTTCCTCGAGGAGAATGACAACCTCGCACACACGCTGGCCGCGGGGATCAACCAGGCCAAGAGCGAGCTGCGCTCCGTGGTGAAAGCGTCGGGGTTCAACCTCAACGACCCGGGCGTCAATGCCGAGATTCGTTGGCTCCGAGCCGACACCCAAGTTCCCGCCCTCCCCAACATCTAAAGCACGCCCCACATGAGTATCTTCTCTATTCTGAGCGGCCGCGCCGACATCGAACATCGGCGACAGGCTGTCGCGCGCCAACTTTCCGCGGCGCTGGGCGCCGTCGAAAACGCCGAGCGCGCCGTTGAAATCATCGCCCGCCTTGAAGTCGACCTCCCGCGGGAAATCGAAGTGATGGAGGGCTCGCCACACTGCCCGCATCTCGCGTCACTCTGGGGCGGCAGCATCGAACGCGATATCGACCCCGAAACGGTGCAGCTCGTTGAGCAGACCGCCGCACTGCGTCGTCTGTTGAGCGACCTGCCGCGGCTTAAGCAGCATTGGAACGAGCGCCTGGTCTATCTCCGCAAGCATGCCAGCACGCCCGCCGCGGAGGCCATGCCGACACGGGCAACCTCCGCCCGCTCTGCCGAGTCGCAGCCGGCGCAACCGGATACCACGAGCATCGAGAATCTGCCCATCGGTCGCGTGCTGGACATGGTGGATGCCGGCGAAATCAGCGCGGAGCGCGCGCTCGAACTTGAGAAATCGGCGAAGCGGCCGCGCCCCTCCCTGATCCAACAGCTCCAAGGTTACCTCACAGCAGAGCAACATTCTACCTAGCCCAACCGCCGCCACCATGAATCCCACTCAGCAAAACTCCTCCGGTGCTGCCGGCGCCGCGCCGCGAGAGGAACAAGCCTGCCGCGGCCGGCGCGATATGCGCACGCTGTTTGACGAAGCGCGCAAAGCCGGTCGCGTCGTCACGCCGGCGCACGTGCGCAAGAATCGCACCCGGAAGCGCGAACTCGACCTCATGCGCTTGGAATCGTGAAGCCCCTCGAGGTCACAGTCGAATTGGACCGCCCGCGCCGCCTCGTTGCCAACGATGCCACGGCGGAGCGCTTTCGTGCCGCTACCAATACGGACCTTGCCGAGTTCTCGTCTGGCCGGCGCCCGATGCGGTTTTTCCACGAGGTGCGGTTCGTCTGGGCCCTCGCGGCTGAAGCCGACCCGTCGGTCCGCTGGCAGGACCTTGCCGAGTTCATCACCAAGGAGAAGTTCGCGGAAATCTGCACCAAGCTCGAGTTGCAGAACATCCGCCTGCAGGCCGGCGACCACGGGTTCCTCAACTGATTCGGAGCCGACCAACCATGCCGAGAACCGTATCACGCAATATCACAGGCCTCGACAGCATCTCGCACGTGCTGCAGCAGCTGCCGGTTGAGATTCGTGGGAGCATTCTTCGCGATGCGGTCAGCGCCGCGGCAGAGCCCGTGAAAGAGGCGGCGAAGCGAAACGCCCGACGATCGGTGCGCACGGGCGCGCTCTATGCAAGCATCGAGAAAAAGGTGGTCACCGCCAAGGGTCTTAAGAGCGCCTCCGCAACAGCTATTGTCGGACCTTCACGAGACTACTTCCGGAAAGGCGGCGCCAAGGTGAAGCAGACAGGTGGATCTGTTGATCGGCGAGGCGCCGAGCAGCCGTCCCGATACGCGCACCTGGTCGAATTTGGTCACCATGTGGTTACCGGCGGTAGCCTCAAGGCGCAGTATTCGCTCTCACTTGTGGACACCGGCAAGCGCACGAAGACCGGCAAGCCGGTCAAGCGCTGGAAGCGCGCCGGGGTCAAAACGGCCGCGAAGGGGAAGAGCGCTGGCTGGGTGGCACCACGGCCATTCATGCGGCCGGCGTTCCTCGCGACTCAATCGAAGACTCTGCAAGTCATGACGCAGTCGATCTCTGACGGGATCGAACGCGCCCGTCGCAACCTCGCCAAAGGAGCCGCATAACCATGGCCGGAAGATCCATCGGAGAACTGAACGTCAAAATCTCGGGTAACGCCCAGCAGCTCATCCATGAGCTCAACCGCGCCCAGGCCGGCGTGGCTGGCGGCGTGAGCAAGATCGACCGGGAACTTGGCCAACTGCAGCGCAGCCTGGGCCGCAAGTTCACTGTCTCCGACATTGGTAAGGACATCGTCAAGGGACTGGGGATAGGCTCTGGATTTGCTTTGGCAGAGCAGGCGGCCGAATTGCTTGTGAGCCACTGGCGCAATGCCGCGGAAGAGGCGAAAGCCGTCGAGCAATCTACGGCACGGCAACTTGCGATCGTCGAAAAGATCATCGCCGCGCGACAGTCGCCCGAACAGCAGGCGGCCACGGCATGGAAGAAGGAGCGCGCTGCGATGCGCGAGTTCCAGGATCTTCAGACGGAAGCTGCGACCGGTTGGAGCACGAAGCTGAGCGGAGTCATGGGCGGCAGCATTGTCGGGTCAGTGATCGACAAACTTGTCGGGACCGCCAACCAAGCGGACGTTCAAGCTGCGCTCACGGAGTGGCAAAGCGCGTATGAGCAATTTCTGAACGCCAGGGGAAGGGCTGATGAGGCGCAGGCAAAGACTGCGGAGCAGAGTATCCAGCACAGCTTTCAGCAGATTGATCGCCTGAACAAGGAGCTCGGCCAGATCGAGGCCGATGTCGCTGCCGATGCCCAGAAACGCCTGCAGGCCTATTGGGACGAAGATGCGGCACTACAGAAAAAAGCCGATGCGCTGCTGGACACGATCGACCCGATGCGCGAGTATCGGCGCGAACTAGAGCTCATCACGGAGCTGGAGGGCCGTCGGAAGCTCACTCCCGACCAGGCGAAAACCCTCAAAGACACGCGCCAGGCTAAGGTCGTGGATGAGAAGCTGACCGAATTTTTCGGCCCTCTCGACGAACAGTCCGCCGCGAACTTCGACAAGATGCAGGAGCAGCAAGCTGCGAAGGCTGAGAAAGTGGCGCGCGCCGGCGAACAGGTTGGCTGGGCTTTTACCTCAGCTTTTGAGGATGCGATTCTTTCCGGCGGCAAGCTGTCGGACGTTCTCGAGAATCTCGGCCAAGACATCTTGCGAATCGCACTGCGGACCGCAATCACCGCACCCCTTGGGCAGATGATCGGAGGCGCCTTCGCTGGAATGTTTTCCGGCATTTTTGGCGGCTTCTTCGCGGACGGCGGCCGGCCTCCAATGGGCAAGGTGTCCGTGGTCGGCGAGAACGGCCCCGAGCTTTTCGTGCCCGACAGCGCTGGAACGATTGTGCCCAACTCCAGCAGCATGGGCGGCCGATCCGGCGCCCTTGGAGGCAACACCTACATCATCGATGCTCGCGGGGCGGACCAGGGAGCCGTCGCGCGCATCGAGAAAACGCTGATGATGTTAGCCGGACCCGGAGTAGTCGAACGCCGTGCGTGGGCGGCCGTTCAAGACCGCAACGCCCGTATGGCCTAACCAAGTCCAATTTTTACCCCCTCCTCCCAACTATGAAAACACAACGAGCCTCCGTCACCATAGGTGACAAAACTTACGACCTCTCCTACGACATGCGCGCCCACTACATGATGGGCACGCTGGATAGGCCCTTCGCGCTCGAAGACATCGCGAACCCCAAGCGCGCTACGGCCGCGTTGCTCGCCTGGGTCTGGGCGTGTTTGCCCGATGAGGCATACGCGACTGCCGGCGGACATGCCGGCGCCACCGATCCCAAGACGCTCGCCAAGCTCGTGCCACTCGCGCGGGTGCCTGAACTGCTGGAAGCGTTCAGCGTTGCAGTCCGAACCTCTGCCCCCTCGGAAAAAAACGCCGGTGGCTCAACCTCGCAGCCTTCTTCGAGGTTGAGCTCGGAATCGACGGAGAACGCTTCCGCCGCCTGACACCCGATGAAGTCAGCAGCCGCCTTCGAGTATGGAATCAACGCGAGCGCCGGCTCGCCCGCCACTTCGCGAATCTCATGTGCGTGATTGCGAACAGTGCCGGCGCGGAGACGACGCCCGATGATTTCCTGCCAGATTCGGAGCGGGATTCGGGTGGCGGTGAAGACTCATCTCGCGACGGTTCGGAGCCCGCGGAATGGGTGCCGTCTGCTGACGATTTGCGCGAGGTAGCGAACCGATTCGGTGCCAGCGCAGCCGCGCGCCGTGAGCAATCCGATCCCAAGTGATATGCGCGCACCGCCCTCAAGTCCCCCAGAAACACGAAGCGCGACCGATTGCAGCGGCCGCGCTTCAGAAGAGAGAAAATCAGAAAGGAATCTCGTCGTGAAAGATGACACCGCGTCCCCACGCCGCAAGGCGAAACAGAAACTCGGCCGTGACGATTACCGCGTCGCGTCGCTTGATCGCGTTCACCGCGTCTCGCGTTTCTACCAACGAATCGAGGAGGCGGCAGCGTAAGCGCCGGCGTGAGATGCAATACTTGAACCTAGAGACGCGATTTCTCCACGCCGCCGAATACATCGGCGCCGATCCTCGCGCACGCGGCACGTGGCTTTCCGCCATGCTTTGGTGCGCTCAGCAGGAAAACTCAGGCCGTATCGCCGGCGCAGCCGCGTGGGGGAACAGGCGATTTGAACAGACCTTCGGAGCCACACGCCGCGAAATCGACGCTGCTGCGCCCCTGCTGGTGTGGGACGGCAACGATTTGGTCGTCTGGGGCTATCCGCAGGCTCAACAGGAGAAATATCATGCTGCCGCGGAGCGTGCGCGAATCAATGGGCGCGCCGGCGGCCGACCTAGCGGCGCCGAGTCGCCTGCGTCACAGGAGCCGAGGTCAGAACCGAAGTCGGTTCTGACGTTGGAACCGAAGTCGCAAACCGTAAGGAAACGGAAAGGAACGGAAGATAAAGAAACACTTGGCGCCGGCGTGCTTCCGTTCCCCGGAATCGACCCACGTTTGGAGGAGAGCGGCCCGCCGGCTGCGCCGTCGCGGCCGCGAGATGTATTGTTCGACGCTTTGGCGAGAGCAGAGGGCAGCGATCCGAATCAACTCACAAAGGCCGGCGCACGCACGATCGCTGTAGCGTTGGCGGATATCCGTCGCGCATCACCCGACGTGACCGTCCCTGAAATCAACTCCCGCGCTGCGATGTATCGGCGCGCTTTGCCGGCCGGATGCACGCTCACTGCCGCCGCGCTCGCGAAGCACTGGGCCCGCTGCTCAGGCCAGCGAGTCGCCAGAGTCGATGCGGAGCCGGCAAAGCCCGAGCCCGCCGGATGGCTGCAATGGCTCGAAGCCAACATGCCCGCGACAGACGAAGACGGCCCACGCTCCCAACTTCTCGCGGCGAAGAACTGTCAAACCTTCGCGATGATGCCGGGCACCTGGCAAGGCAGGTGCCTCGCTGAACTCGAGAATGGTAGCCGCCATCGCTCCGTCCTGCCGGCGTGACTTCAACCTTCAACCACCATCCACCTCCGAAATCGTGAACATCTCCGAATACCGCAAACTTCACGCGCCCGGCGTTATCGAGCGCCGATTCACCCACGGGCAGGTTGCTCGGCGCACGGCCAGCGTCGGCACGGACTCGCGAGTCATTGCCGGCTATGCTGCGAAGTTCGGTCAGCGCTCCGAGAATTTCGGCGACAGCAACTTCGCGATCTACGAAGTGATTGAGCCGGGCTTCTTCGACCGCGTCCTCTACGATGATGTGCGTTGCCTCTTCAACCACGACGCGAACAAGATCCTCGGCCGCACTCCGAACACACTCTCGATGCGGCAAGACAGCGTCGGGCTCTACTACGCCTGCGAGGCGGAGCCAAACATCACCTACGTGGGCGACCTGTTGCTTTCGATGGAGCGCGGCGACGTGACGCAATCTTCGTTCGCGTTTCGTATTCGGCCGGGTGGTGACCGTTGGGAGGAGATCAGCAACCGCGAGGCTGTGCGCTACCTCGTGAAGGGCGGTTGCGAACGACTCTACGATGTCTCGCCGGTCACCTACCCCGCCTACCCGTCCGCCACCTCGGGAGTCGTGAGCGAGTCAACTGCGCGTGCCTCAAGCGAGATTGCCCGCCGGCACGCTCACAGGCGCCGACAGTTGGACCTGGCGGCGCTGGAGACCTAACGAGCAGACCCGGGGGGGTGGGTAAAATCCTCTAGCAAAAACCTTCCGAGACCGACCGGTTGGACAAATTTTCGCTTCCGCAAAACCAAAATTCCCGCCCTCCCCATGCCGCGCCCTCGAAAACCGACCAACGTCTTGGCATTCACGGGCGCTTTCCGAAAAGACCCGCAGCGCGCACGAGCCCGCAGCAAAGAGCCGCGTGATCTTGGTGAGCTGGTGAAGCCTGCTGGGCTCACCGAAGATGAATCGGCTGCATGGGACGCGATCGTTTCGACGTGTCCGACAGGCGTGCTGAAGGATCGCGACGCAGAGATCGTGCGGCTCGCAGCGGTGGTGCGCTGCGAACTCAAGAGGGCCCCGAAGGCGGCGCTGATTGCGCAGTATCGCCTACTGTTGTCCGACCTCGGCATGACGCCCGTAGCCGCGTCCAAAGTCGCTGGCACGGGTGAGGACAAGAGCGATTCGAGCATGGCCGCAATTTGATGCTGAGTCGATGACTCGCGATGTTCCACGCGGCACAAATTCCCATATGGAACAGTCGCAGGAATCAGGTCCACCCGGCAGATCGCCGCGCTTCGTGAGACCGCTTCGCCATCGCGTTCTCGACATCTCGCCGCGAGTATTTGCCGGGGCAGTATGGCTTCACCCGTAAGCGCTCGAGGGTCCGATAAACAGCGCTGTCGCTTTCGCACGCCAACACGGTGCGCAGGTCATTCAAGGTGTAGGTTTCGTAGCAGGGCGGAGGGCTGAGGTGTAACTTAGCTACAACCAGATCAGCCACCTTCAGCGCGAAGTTCGCTTGTTCGGGGGTGAGTGCGTCCATCGTCGCCGGGTATCGTCGCACAGTTACTAAATCAACGGAGCGATGTAGGAGGTTCGGCCTTGTGCTCAAAGCAGCAACCGAGCAACGTCCTTCGCGTTATCGGCTCCCGTGACAAGGCGCCGCCGACACAGTCGAAAAAAATGAAGCATCCATCCAATCGGACCCTTTGGGGCGTCCGCGCGCACGGGCAGGCATCGCCTGGGCGGCAGCTTCTGCCGCTTGTCACCCCGCGCGCCGGGCGCCCCTCCCTTTGGAGGAAACCATGAAGACCAGCCATCGCCGCGCGCGGGCGCGGGGCAATAAGACTCAATCGGCAGCCGATGCGTTGCCAACGCAACCATCCGGCAAGACGCTCATCGTTTGCTCCCCGACGCTCGGTTCGGCCGGCATGCCGGCGGCGGAGTTTGGGCCGGCGGCCGCGAGCGACATTCGTCCCAACTCCGCGGAAGTATTCCACGTCATGGCCCAGCACGCTGCATCGCGCGTCGGCTTTCGTGGCGTCGTGATCTCGCCTTGCTACTGCGATCCGCTTGATCGTCAGCGAGCGGCCGTAACTGCGGCTCATCATTTTCCGCTGCGCTCAGACGCGGTGCGCGCACTCGACGCTGTCACGTGGGTTCCGGTGCCATCGACGATGCGGCGCGAGGAGCTCGCGCAGGTGCTACAGGAAGAGGCTGCTAACCTGCGCTATACTGCCGGCGAGGAGAACTGGGTTCTTGCGCTGTGGCATCCCGACGCGTTCGGCTTCGAGACCGGCGCCGCGAAGGAGTTTGCCGCCACCGCCGTCTTCGGCACCGCACTGACGCTCTGACTCGCGCCCGGAACACTCAGCGCTCGCCTCTCGTGGGCGGCCCGCTAAGGTCTTGGCGCGGGCCACCACAACCCATGAAATCATTCCTGAACATCTTCGGAGTGCTCGCCTTTGCCGGCGGTATTCTCGCCTTCCTCGCGGCCGCGTCCGCGGTTCACCAGATCCTCGGCGCGATCGGAGTGCTGACGGGCTGCAGCGCTCTCGGTCTCGCCAAGCTCATCGAGCTCTTCACAGTGCATCTCGAGCGCACCTCCGAGCAACGGAAACGCGAGGTGGCATATTGGGAGCGCCCGCAAACATCCGATTCGTTCACACTGCCTCCCATACCCGGCACAGAGAAATGGCACATTGCGATCGGCGCAGAGGTGCAAGGCCCCTATCGTGCCGACGAAGTTCGGGCGCTGAGTGCAAAGCAGGTGATCGGCCCCGATTCGTTCGTGCTCGCGGAAGGCTGGGCGACGTGGAAGCGGCTACGCGAATGCGAGCTTTGACCCGATAGGGAGCAACGGAATCAATCGAGATAGAGCCTCTAGGTCTCTAGGCCTCGCGTTGCTCCCATCACCTCGCCGAAAATCGCGGGGTGACTATCGAACTATCTGAAGAAACGATCGAACGGATCGCTCGTCGCGTTGCGACGTTGCTCATCAGTGAGCCAAGATTCGGTGACGCGAATCCCCACTTCACTCGAGAAGAGGCCGCGGCCTTCCTGCGAATCTCAACTAAGCAATTTGATCGGGAGCGGAAAAGACATCCCAAGCTCCTCGCGCCTTCGAGGCCACGGCGCCCGCTGCTGTGGACGCGGAACCGCATCGAAATCTTCCGCGTCTCCGCCCCATGGTAACTGGTCACGAGATGCCAGCGATACCGAACCCCAAGCCCACGAAAAACAAAACGCCCGACACCCACCCGAGCACGTGAAGGACCCAGTCAAACCATGCTCGGCCGAGCTTGCGTTTTAGGAACTCGTCCCACTCGACGCGGCCATCGTAGAGGTCACTCACTGCTTCCCGGAACTTAGAAAACGCCCATTCGCAGCCGTAGTAGTCGAGGGCGCCACGCAGCGTAATCGCGAGGATTCCGCCGGCGCAGCAGAGTATCGCGGCTGTTGTCTGCCAATTGGATTGCTTCGTTGCGATGTAGGCGAGTCCAGCGGCGAGTCCACCAGTATTGAGAACGAACAGATAGTTCAGAATCGTGGATTTGGTGCTTTCGACGGTGCCGCTGAGATCGCGCCACCGACTATCGATGTAAGCCCTCGAACTCGCGCGCTGCTGCTGTTGCATGTCGTTGTAGCGCACGGTCACCTCCGGTTGTCCTGAAATGTTGTGCCTGAGTCTAAGTTGATGCCGAGCGGGAATCCGGGGATTACCTGCGACGCATAGTGCTCAAGCAGGCTGTTCGCATCTTCGTGGGTGAGGGTTAGGCGAGCCTCGCTCATGCTGTAGAAATTGAAGGTCCCTGTTGGCGTGCTGACTGAGAGCAGGAACCCTTTATCGAACTTTTGCGGGTGAAGCATACAGGTATTGCAGATAGTTAGAATGCACAGTCACTGCCTCTTTGAATGCAAGATTTGGGCGCGCAACCCTTGCAGGAAAGGCTCGTTGCGAGCGCCCCTTTCTGCGGCTACGATTTGACGGGGCGTTTCAGGAAACCCTATTGAGCGATTCTGTGTGCGAAAACGCCCATCGGAAACGCCCCGCCGGGGCGTTTTCATTCTGCGCATCTAGTTGCTAAAACGCGTTTTTGTGCGTTTCGTCCGTGGGTCTGAATGCCCCCTTGGGTTATCGCTTGATTTTCCGACCCAACGGACCAATCATACCAGCGGAATTGACCCCCGCGCCGAACCGGCACCGTATGGTGCTCTTTCCGAAAGGATAGGCAGGGGGTTATTTTTTGGCCAAGTCACGGCCATACTTTGGCAATCATCTGATTCGCTGCGATAAAGCGCTGAAAACGATTCCGTTCCTCAGGTCGCGTCAGATTACGAGCGAAAGCGCCGCATGCCATGTCCGCGAGCTGCAGCAGGTCGTTGCGATGGGAGTCCTCAAGCGATAGCTTCCGAATCACGTTCACGCCGTCCTCGTCGACCTTGTTAACACGCTGCCGGAGGTAAGACTTCAACTCCTCTCGGAAGTTACGATTGCCGCTCGAGTCGATGACAACCTTGGCGTCTCGGATGTGGCCGCGCGCAGCCTCAAACGCCCTCCGCACGGTGTATTTGTAAAGCGAGTCTGGAAACTTGAACCCATGGCTGTGGAGACCGTCCTTGTTGAGTGCCATCGCGACATACACCCACTTGAAACGGCTCACCGTTTGGAGAAACTGAATCCGCCACTCGTCTTTCATCTTGCTGAAGTGAAACTCGTAGCTGGCAGGAACGCGCAAGTCCTGTCGCAGCTGTTTAATAGCTCCTTCCGTCCGCAGCGCTTCGGCGTTGTCCTGGAAGATCACGAGCGTGACCACGAAGAAATGAGAGCAGTTCCCTTGCTTCCCGAGTCCGGGGTCCCCTGATTCATCGATGAAAACGAGCATGTTTTCACCATACAGAACCGTGCCGGCGAAAAGAGAAACCAA